ACCGCTTCTTAATGTCGGCTTAATCATAACCAAGCCGAACTCAAGATTACATTAGGTTAGTAACCTTAACCTTACGGTAGTAGTAGTTTGCATCAGAAGTCAAGTTATCTTGTCCGCTAGTACCATCGTCAAGGTTAACGAATGGGTTAGCAACTAGACCGTAACGAGTCTTGAAACCAATCTTTGGTTGGAAGCTGTTAGGATCAACAGCACGAACCATTTGTAGAGGAACGTATGGGCAGTAGAACAAGCCAGCGTCGAAAGCAGAAGTACCTTTGTAACCGCAAACGAAGTATTGGTTAGCAGAGATGTTAGCTGCATATGGATCAACATAAACTTTGTACTTGCCGTTTAGAACACCAGCGAAAGTAGTAGAAGTGTCATCTACGTTCAAGCTGTTATTGCCGTTCAAAGCAGGAGTGTAGTCAAGAACACCAGCCATCGCCAATGCAGACGCAACGTCAGCAGAAGTGATGATGAAGTTCGCACGACCACGACGTGTCAATTGACCAACAGCGTTCGCTTCGCGTTCGATTTGGAACAATAGACCTTTGAACTTTTCAACAGACCAACGACCGTTAGAGTCAACGTCCAAGTCGAAAGTACCAGCAGTAGCAGTACCAACTTGAGCACCAACCTTAGCAGTACGGTACACAGTACGCACAACTTCACGGTTGATTTCAGTTAGAATTTCTGCAGAAAGAATGTTAGACAATTCGCCTTCTGCATCAAGACCATGCACAGACTTCATGTCTTGTGCTAGTTCGATAGAGTATTCTGCCTTCAAAGCACGAGTCTTTGCAGTTACAGAAGTCTTCTCGATAGAGAATGCCATTTGACCGAAAGTACCGTCACCAGAACCACCTTGACCTAGACGTTCTGCTGCAGTAGTTGCAAGACCAGTACCGTTAGTTTGAGATGCTAGAACGTCGCCGTCTAGAGTAGAAGAGTGAGTACCAGTACCAGAGTAGTCAGTATCAGCTTCGTTGAACAATGCTTCAGTACCATTTTGTGAACCGTAGCGTGACTTCATTGCGAAGATCAAACCAGTAGGTTGAGTCATTGGCTGAACACCAGCGATGTCATATGCGATCAATTGAGGCATAGAACGGCGAACCAAGCTGATCAACACTGGGTCGAAACCAGCAACACCACCGATACCAGCGCCAGAACCTACTACGCCAATTTGGCCACCAGTAGAGTTAGTTGGAGCAGTTTCGAATAGAGCTTCGGACGCTTTGCGCATTTCGCGCTCTTGGTTTTCTAAAAGAACAGCTGTAACTTCTTTACGATAGTTATCAGTGATCTTTGGTGCACCTTCGTGATTAAGGACTGGTGCCCATTTTTCCATTAGTTGTTGACGAGTTGTCATTTCTATTTTCCTTTAGATAAAAAGATTATTTAGTTAGAGCTGAAAGGTAACGAGCCATTTGTGGATCGACTTTCTTCTCTTCAGTTAATTGCTCAACTGGAGTATCAGTTACAACTGATTTAACTTCAGCAGCTTGTTTAGTGAAATAGCTCTCACGTAAAGTCTTTACTTTAGTAGAGAATGCTTCAGCAGACTCAAAAGTTAATTCTTCAACTAAACCTTGGAACTTTTCTGCTTCAACGTCTGATAGACCTTCAGCAGCTTCTGCTACGATTTGAGCTTTAGTAGACTCAGCAACTTGCTTAGATAAAGCAACGTTAGACTCTAATTGCTCGTTTAGTTTTGCTTCTAGGGAAGCAATAGTCTGTTCCATTTCACCTAGTACGTCATACTTCTCTTCTGGAACATCAATATAATGTTCTTCGAATAGACCCTTCATACCAGTGATGAAGCTCTCAACGATTTCGGACTTAATGCCATTTTCAAGGGCTAATTCATTCTGTGCAATCCACTGCTCGGCGATATAGCCAAGGTATCCATCAACTTGTTCAACAAGACCCTCAATTTGTGATGCAGTAGCTTCTTCAAGCTGTGCTGCAAATTCTTCTTCGACGTGCAACTTCTTCTTTGACGCGAACCATTACGGCAGCTTCAAAAATAGTAGTAGCTTTCTCTTTAAATTCTTCTGTTAGCTCTTCGCCAGTGAATAGAGCGTCCATGTCTTCTTTAACGCCAGCCTTAACTGCGTCACCCTTACGGATAGAAGTTTGGTCACCATTCTTTGGATTTTGGGCACCAACGCTTGCAACTTCTTCA